AGGATTCTTGTGACTGTGGGTATGTCAAGCTCCGCACCCTGCTGTGCGGCAAACTGATATGTTGGCAATACCCATTGGGTCATAAAGCCCATAAGCTTTTGCCCCAAGACCTCTGGTGATGTCCTCTGTGTGGAATATGGCATGACCCTGAACACAAAGGAGTAGAAGTCCTCAACCCTGTCAGCGGAAGAGAACACCTTTGGCAAATCACCTACCCCTGGTATCTGGTGTATCAATGGTATGTACTCTGATGGGTCTTGCAACACCTTGTATGCCAACTTGTTTATGATGCTCGTCATAAACCCCTGAAAGCGGGTATTCATATTATTCACAATGCGGGAGGCGTTTTGGAACACCATCTGCTCCTGGCCCAGCGTGGGTGCTTGAGCACCACGCCCAGCAAGAACATCTGGGTTAGCCCCTGTCTTGGTAAATGACATTTCCGCAAAGTTCATCCAATTATAATTGTCAGGATTTACTCCCCCCAACGACTCTTTCTTTATTTCGCCAGCCTGGTTCATTTCCATTACATCAAGATTCTTAGCACTTGTTATCTTCTTGCCTAACGCTGCATTTCCTGGCGGTACAAACAACAAATCTTTCTGGCTCTCGGCCTGCTCCCTTGCGGTCTTGGCAAGTATGTTCATCGTAACATCAAGGTCATGCCACGCCCACGCAGGCGGGATGGGATATGTAGCACCTGGGAAGAACTTGTAACCCAGGAAATCGTATGGAGAGCCACCAGGCCCATCCTCCTCAACGGTGTGAAGAATCTTGGCCTCCTTACCGTATGGCATTATTGTAATGGTGACACCCTCATCATACAAGTACAAGTCTATGAAGGATGTATACTCCCTCAATGACAGTCTGTTCAAGTCCCACTCACCATTTGAAATCTTCTCAGGGTGATAGTCACTTGTCAGCTTGCAATCAGAGGATATGTCATCCGCATACTTGGAATACAAGTCCTTGGCATAATCCGTTGGAAGCTTGTAAATGTCCCCCTCAAGAATAAAGTCATCCCTTGTCTTGGCCGCAACATCCCCTATGTAGTCAGCATCATCAATGACCCGTATCACATTCCTGCCATACTTTATGGCATTGTCGTCAAGGTTTATAACCCTGTCATACTCAGTGAAGGTTCGGGTGATGCCCGCACCAAACATAGAGTTTATGGCGGCGGGGATTAGGGGTCTCTCAGCAAAGTTCATTTCATCAAGAATAAAATTCAATGCCAACTGGGTAGTGAACGCCCAAGGCCTGCAATTCGCTATCTTTGTCTCAACAAGGACTTTGGGATTGCCCTCCACAAGATATGGAACTATAGTGAATACGCCCCTGTCGATAAGGTTTATAAGATGCTCACGACTGTACCCACCATCGAAGAAACCGGAGGCCCAGAGAGCAAGAAGTTTCTGCCTCTTCTTTAGAGGCTCCTCCTGCCGCTTTTGCCACGCCTGAACTAACTTCTGGCATCTAACCTCAAACTTCTTATCCTCGCCTGTTCCATTGTCATATAAATCTTTTCTTTTTTTGTTAGGCATTTATCAAACCTTAATGGCAAAAAATTTTAATTTTTATTTCTTAATACTATATGCTTCTCTTAATTTTTCTTCAAGCACTTTAACATAAATCTCCAAACATCTTATTTCAGCTTTAAGTCTATTTACCTCACTATCTATAGAACCGCCACTTCTAAACATTATCATTTTCTGTCCCCATTAACAAAAAATTTTAATTTTTACTCTCTTTAGAAACACAATAAATTGTTGCTATTAACACACTTATAAAACAAATTGTTAGACAAATTGTACCGACAGTATCCATTATTATACCTCCTAAAACAAATATCTGCGAACTCTAAACCCTTGATATTCCTTTTCTAATTCCTCGTTGGCCTTGTTGTACCGTGCCTGAAACGAGTTGACGGGCGGGTTCTCCGCCTCTGTCCAAACACCCTTCATCTGCTCCTTGCAGGCCAGCACAGCCAGCCCAGCGGTTATAACCCTGTCACCGTGCCTCTCCAAAGCACCAGTGCTCAAATCGGCCTTCTTGGAAACCACAGCACCAGCCCCACTGTCCCTAAACACATAGTCAAACAACTCATCAAGTAGGTATTCATCACGAATTATAATTGATTTGTATTCTGTTTTACTACCAATGAGGCCACAACTCAGGGCTATTGCAAGCCCCCCAAGCAAGGCATCTTTGGGCTTTAATCCCCCAATCCACCCCCACTTCTGGGTTATCTTCCTTGTCTTGGAGTCCTCTCTGCGTTGCGTGTAAACGTATGGGTATCTGTGGAACACCAATCTCTCAGTGAACATGGAGCCACAGCCACCACCAGCATCCCAAATTATGTAGGTTGGCCTGATTCCTCCACACCAGTACGCCGTTGCCACAACTATGTCAGCCAACGCTTCTGGTTTGGTATTGGCATCTGCCCATGCACCCACTTGCTCATAAGTGTTCCTGTCATACACCATCATGGCGGAGTTGGCGGAACCCAAACCATATGACGGGTCAACAGCAATGATATAGTTATGCCTCTGCTCCGGCCTGCCAAATGGCAACTTGCCCCACCATTTGAACCTTCCCATCACCCCAGGCACAAAACATATGTCCTCAGTGTTCATCATGCCATTGGAATATTGGGAGGCGTGAAGCTCCCCTCTGTAGTCGGGCTCACGGATGCACTTCCTTTTAATCTCCTCAAGAACAGTGTGGTCGAAGGGCGTGTCACTTGCCCCCATCGGGGTAGCCCAGACATTTGACACAAAGTCCCTTCTGTTGCCCTTTCGCCGCAATTCCTGATAGTCATGCCAAGGGCTACGAAACTTCCCAGGCAACCCCTTGCAACCATCGGCAATAAAGAGTTTTTTCAGCTCATCAGGTAGGGCAGAATAATTTATTTTAATTTTATTATTTATCCCCATTGTTCTACCATTGCGTTAGCTATACCCTGAAATGTTTTTGCCCGATTCTTTTGTCTATCTTTTCCACCTTTATTAAACCAATTTCCAGGTATTTTAGTACTTTCAGGAATATGATTAGGTTTTATATAAGTAAGTAGTGGCAAATTTTTTAGCCATAAACACGTTTTTTTCTGAACCATATCTCCAAAATAGTATGGTTGTATTGTTTGATTATACTGCGGAAGCCCAATTATTTTAGATGGTACTGGGTTTTCTATACATATTTTTTCTATTTGTGTATCAAAAAGTCGCATAAAAAACTCTTTGGCCCTTAGTGCTTTTTGTAGTCTATCCTTATTTAATTTTCCTTTTGGATATAAAAATCTTGCACCTGCATTACTCAGATATGTACAAGGTGGATGTGCTATCATCAAATCAAATCCATCATTAATAATATCAAATATATTGCCTTGATAGTGTAGGCCATCTTGTTCTGTAGGTAATAAATCACAACTTATAGCATCGTGTCCTCGTTTAATAAAAGCATCCCGCACCCTGCCACTAAATTCACAAGCTACTAACACTTTCATTATTCTGTCTCCAAACTATATTCTAACACTTCTGGATAATTCTCCTTGTACCAATCCACGTCTATCAACTCAATCTCACCAACCTTGGGGCTTGTGTAAAGCCCGTGATTCTTGGTGGGATTTTGATGCCAGATGAGTTCGACAACCTTTGTGGTCGCCTTGCCGAGTGCCTGATTGAAGCAGTGCCCCGAACCAAGCCAATGAGTGCTACTGTAGATTATGCAGGGGCTCACATCGTGAACTGACCCTTCTATTGCTGTAGCTGTGGCTGCATCCACACGCCCGAACTCATCGAGTAACAATGCCGTAGCACGACTTCCAGCAGAAAAACTCTCATTCGTGGTCTCTCCTACTATTGAAGAACTGTTTAACGGTATTGTCAACAACATATCCTTGCGGTTCACCTTCGGGTTTTGTCAACAACATATCCTTGCGGTTCACCTTTGGGTTGTAACCGCAAAGTTCTAACCACCACGAGGGCAGACAATTAAACACGTTGTCCACCTTGGCGAACAGGGTGTAATAATCCCCGTGATTGTCCACCAATTCCTTTTTTCGTGAACCCACAATGAAGTTCACATACTCATACAATAATACCTTGGCCGCAAACAACTTGCAACTAATCTCGGATGCCCCCTCCTCACGACTTTTGTTGATACCAGCATCGTGTCCGTTCTCAATGCACCAATCCAAGGTCTCCACAGCCGGTATTTGGGCCGGTCTGAGGACAAATGGATGGTTCAATCGTGTCCAGGGATTGTAAGTCCAAGCCACAGAACTAAAGAAGATTGGCATATACTGACGGCAAAGCTCCATAAACACTGCCTGAGCCTTGCGGTCGACAGCCAGCATTTGATGGAGGTTTATGCGGAAGTCTATGTTCTCCTTCGGGTCTGTTGGTATGAGACCATAGAAAGATTTTGGATTATCTGGAATTTTTATCTTCATATTCTGCAATAATTTCAATAAGTGAACTTTTAGATAAAAGTTGATGTCCAAGCCAACTACATAATAATTCTAATTCATATTTTGTCATATCCTN